AAAATGCGTGGAGAGAACAACACAGACCGTTCTATAACACGATCCGAACCGGTTCAGCGGCGAGATCTCAGCCGGTGATGTTTACGATCACTACTGCGGGGGATAATCTTTCTACAATGTGGAAGGAGGAAAACCAATACGCTATCGAAGTCGCTGGAGGAAGGATACAAGATAACGCTTTATTTGCTTACGTTGCCTCATTAGATTCAGAGGATGATATCTTTGATGAGTCAGTCTGGATTAAAGCGATGCCGAATATCGGTGTCAGTGTTCAGTACGAATACTTCCGACAAGAGGCGATCAAGGCGAAGGAAAGCAACCAAGAGAGGAACGTATTCACAAGGTACTACGCTAACCGAGAGGTAAGTTCAAGCGAGCAAGCGATTGACCCGATGTACTGGGACGTTTGTAGGGTCAGCCAATTAACAGACTGGCGTAGAGCCTCGGCGGTTTGCGCAGCAGTCGATGCGGGTGGGGTAAATGACCTAATGGCTTACAGTCTTGTGGCCAGGTTCCCAGATGGAATTGACGATAAAAAACGTCCTATCTGGAGATACGAAATCCAGTCAAAGTGTTATATTGATGTGGACAACAACCGAAACCTGAATGAGTCACCTTGGCTGGATTGGATTCAGATGGGGTACTTGCAGGTCGTCAGTGATTTGTACTCACGAGTAAGGGAAGATTTGATTGCGGATATGCGAAAGCATAAAGCAAAACAAATTGGATTTGACCCGTGGAATATGCAGCAAATGGCGGAGGAACTTCAACGAGCAGGATTTGAGGCTATTCGTATTCCTCAGTCTCGGTACACGATGCACGAGCCGACCTCAATGATGCTGGACTTGATTAGGAAAAAAAAGCTAACGCACGACGGATCACAACCGTTGTTTCGTTGGTGCTTGGGGAATTTGGTTTTGAGTGTGGATAATAACAACCGATGGATGCCAGATAAAAAGCGGTCGGGGGAAAAGATTGACCCAGTAGTTGCGGGGATCATGGCGTTAAGGTGTTGTTCATTGGCGCCACAGCGGGCACGTGGAAATCTATTTGTAGCATAGGAATCAAATGTTTACACTTCGAAACCCGATTGACTCCTTCTTCGAATGGATGGGAATCTCTAATAACGGCGAGCCTACAGTTAATGAAGAATCCATGTTAGGCTTAGCAGCGGTGTGGTATGCAATTAATACCATTGCCGGTGACGTAGGAAAGATGCCATTAGAGCCTAGGAAATACTCCAATGGAATCAACACGGTAGACAAAACGAATCCGTACTACCGGCTTCTCAGAGACGAGGCTAACAGTTATCAGACTTCGGATGTGTTTAAGGAACAGATTCAAAGTCACGTCCTTTCATGGGGAAATGGTCGGGCGTATATCGTTCGAGGTCTACAGCCTGAGTTGCTTCCACTGCGTCCAGACTGTACAGATACGGTGATGGTCAAGGGGGAGAAGTGGCACGTCACACAACCAGACACCGACGATCCATTAGTACGGTTTGAGAACTTGAAGGAGAGACTTCCCAGGGGAGAAGTGCCGAGAGGAATGTACGCAATTCCCGATCGGGACGTACTTCATATCATGGGGTTCGGTTACTATGGGATTGAGGGACGAAGTGTAGCATGGCAGTTCCGAGAAACGTTGGGAACTGATATGTCTTCGTTAAAGTACAACAAAGACTCGCTCAATCGTGGGCTTTCCGCAAAGTTAATGCTTGAAGCTCCAGTGGGGTCGATGCAAGATGAAGAAGAAGCCCAAGCCTTTCTGAAAGCCTTCCGCGAAAACTACACGCGAAAGAATGGCGGCGAAGTGGCGGGCATGCTTCGTGAAGGAATTAAAGCGGTAGACGTTTCGCGAATGAGCAACGTTGACGCTCAATTTATTGAACAGCGGAGATTCTCCAGACAAGATGTGATGTTGATCTTCGGGCTACAGCATATCCCAGGGGACAGTTCTGCGACGAGCTACAACAGCCTTGAGAACCAACAACTTGCTTATCTAGCCCATGCACTATCTCGCTGGCTTACTCGGTGGGAAATGCAATGCGACATGAAACTAAGGACACCGGAACAGAAGGGACGCGGTGATGTGTTCTTCAAATTCAACCGTGGGACATGGCTTCAGATGGACGCACCTGCGACGGCCGACGTTCTAACGAAGTACCGGCAGGCTAAGATCATGACGCAGAACGAATGCCGAGATAAGTTAGACCTGAATCCGGTAGACGGTGGGGATTCATTCGAGAATCCGAACGTATCGAAAACGGAAGGTGTGGTTGAACCTGCGAACAACGAACCCGTGAATAATGTAAAAGTGGCAGCGTCATGGATCGCGGCGGATGTTGTGTTTGCCGGACTATTAGAAACCGAATGCTCAGCAGTCCAGAAGGCGACCGGGAATAAAAACTTTGTTTCATGGATCGATCAGAAATACAAGACATTCGAGGAAACATACAACAGGCGGGCGAAATCCTTGGGGGTTGATGGGGCGGATTATGTTCAGGGATTGCAAGAACGCAAGCAACAGCTTTTAGAAGCGTGTGAGTGTCAACCTTCGGAACTTCAGCAGCGGGTTAGTTTACTTGTGGAGTCGTGGAAATGTTAATGGTGAATGAGGGAACGCGGGAACTGTTTATCTATGACGACATCGGGCCGTCATGGGCTGGAATGGTAAGCGGTGATGACGTTATCCGGGCGTTAGCTTTACTTGGATCAGGCCCAGTGAATGTGAGGATCAATTCCCCTGGGGGGTCGGTCTTTGATGGGTACGCTATTTACAATTCCCTAAAAAGGCACGACGGTAAGGTTACTACTTACAATGACGGACTTGCGGCGAGTGCGGCGTCTATCGTTTTTCTAGCAGGCGAGGAACGGTTGGCATCGAGTCTATCAATGGTCATGATTCACGAAGCGGCAACGATCGCATTTGGAAACGCTGAAGACTTTGTTCAAGTCGCGGATCTTCTCAAAAAGATCAACGAACAGGTCGCGGAAGTTTACGCAGAGGTGTCCGGGAAAAGCAAAGAGGAAGTCTTAGGGATGATGAACAAAGAAACTTGGTTAGACTATCAGGAAAGCAAGTCTCTGTCCTTCGTGACAAATTCATCTACAGCTCCAGAAGTGGAGAAAAAGATCGTTCCGCAAAACAGATACAAGCACACACCGCAGGCCTATCTGAAACCGGATCAGATTTTAACGATGGTCAAAAATAGACCGGACCAAGAAAAGCGATACGAAAAACTTTTTGCCTTGACAGGTGTTGACCTTCGGGTAAAATGATCGCGTAACAATTCGAACCCAATCTTCGCGCAGTTGTTCAACGGCGAGTTTGAAAACCATTCACTGGTTGACGACTCGCCGTTTTCGTTTCGTCAACCTAACCGGAGACGAAAATGAAAACTGTTCCAGAGTTGCAAAACGAAATTGAGCAACTGCGAATCAAATCGGCAGCGATTGCTCAAGTGGCTCGCGATGAAAAGCGAGATCTTACGAAAGACGAGGAAGCGGAGATTGACCGCATCCAAGGTGCTGGGGATAGCACCGGACTTATTGGGAACCTATCCCAACAGCTTGATCGGGCACAGAAACTTGAAGCTATGATTGCACAGATGGCTATCAACAAGTCTCAAACCAAACCGCACGAAGGCCGCCCAGACGTTCGGCTCAAACCGATCGCTGGTAAACTCAAGTCGTTCGTTGGCGCCAACGCTGAGCATGACGCATGGGTATCGGGTCACTACTTCGCGGCTACCCTCTACGGGAACAAAAAGTCAGCGACCTGGTTGACCGACCGTGGGTATCAGATCCAGAACGCTCACTCGACTGGAGACAACTCTAAGGGTGGGTACGTTGTTCCTCAGGAGACGGCCGCTTCGATCATTCGATTGGTTGAAGATTACGGCGTCTTCCGTCAGAACGTAGGGACTGTTTTCCCGGTCGCTTACGGATCTCTACAAGTTCCCAAGCGTGCGGGCGGGTTTACCGTTCGTCACGTTGGAGAGAACGCGGAGATCACTGACAGTGATATGTCTTTGAGTATGGTTGAGCTTACCCCACGGAAGGCGGCCATCTTGACCAAACTATCCCGCGAGTTGAACGAGGATGCTTTGCCGATCTTGGCAGACTTCCTAGTCAATGAATTCGCCTACGCTTTCGCCTTGGATGAAGACGACGCGGGTTTCAACGGTGACGGAACGCTGGCGTTTAACAGTGTGACCGGTCTTCGAAATGCTCTGGCCTCCGGTTCAATCTCCACTGCGACGGGGCAGACCTCGTTCGGTGCTTTGACGCTCGCAAGTTTTCATAACGCGATGGCTTTGTTGAAAATGTATCCCGGGATTCAACCGGCTTGGTATATTCATTCAGCAGGCTATCACGCTTCGATGGCACGACTCAAGGCCGCAGGTGGTGGCAATGACTTTTCTACCTTGGGAATGGGTGGCGGTGCTGAATTCCTGGGATATCCAGTACGTTTTGCACAAGTTTTGCCTTCGAGTCTCGCCGTCAACTCCGGTGCGACCGTCGCTTACTTTGGCGACCTAAGCCTCACTTGTGCGATGGGCGATTCGCGTTCTATTGAAATCGCTTCTACCGATCAACGCTACTTCGAATTCGATCAGATCGGTATCCGAGCGACTGAAAGGTACGACATTCAAGTCCATGATCGCGGAACTGCATCGGCCAGCGGTGGCATGATTGCATTGAAGCTGGGTTAATCCATCACGTCCCCCGGATGGGAGCGGTGGTTAGCCTTTGGTTGGCTGCCGCTTTTTCAAAACATAAGAGGAAAACATGAACGCATTACAAGGAACGCGAGTCGTCCTAGCTTCCGTCACCAATACGGCGGCAACCACTCCACGGACTGCATTTATTGACACGCTGAACGCTTCAAGCTGCAAAGTCATTGTAGCGACCTCAGCGTCTACCAACACGAACGCAACGAACATTACCGTCGCGGTATCTTCTGGATCGAACACGGCGTCTACTACCGGATTCGTTTCAGTCGGTAGTTCGGCTGCGGCTCAAGGTGCTTTTGCTCGGGTACTCGATATCGACATGCGAGGCAAAGACCGATTCCTGTATGTCACGGTAACTCCAGGAACCACGACGAACGACCCTGTTTCGGTGAGTTCAATCGTCGGTGTGATGGAAGTTGGTGTCGCTCCAGACAATTCGACAACTCAGGTTGGTAACGTAGTCCTTTAACACTGCCCGGGGGAAACGATGGAAATCAAAGTTGTAGGGGTAATGACCCTGCCAAGATACTGCTTGACGTTGACGCGGAATCATATCGATCGAGCGTTTAATGCTTTGGGTGTTTCGATTCGAATCAAGCAAGGAGTTTTTTACGGGCAGTGTATGCAGGATCTCCTGCTGAACTGTATCGACGATGATGTCGATTACGCCGTGACGATAGACTTCGATAGTTTGTTCGGATCGAAACATGTCAAGCGATTGCTTGAGGTATGCGTTGCAAATCCGCATATCGACGCGTTAGCGAGCCTTCAAGCAAGACGGAGCATGCCCTACCCTCTTTTTACTTGTTACGGCCAAGAGGCTGTGCAGTTTGAGGGGGCACCGTTAAAAGTGAGTACGGCACACTTCGGACTGACGGCGATCAAGATTGACTCGCTGAAAAAGTGCGAGTTACCATTATTCCACGGGCAACCGGGACCGGATGGTAACTACGACGAGCACCGAATCGACGATGATATCTGGTTTTGGAAGCAGTGGGCAAAAGCTGGGAACTCGGTTTATGTCGATTCCGGTTGTTCCATTGGACACGCGGAGGAAATGATCGCCTACTACGATAAAGATGGTAAGCATCAATTCACCTATCCGAATGAGTTTATCACGGAGTTTGTGGATGGAGATTAGATGCAAACTCACAAAGGATTGGAGCTACCGTCACGCAGGGACGGAATTAATGCTGACGCCGGGACAGGTTGAATTGATGCAACAGCGGGGACTGATTGAGGTTGTCCATGATTTACCAAGTAACGACAACGACGCCGAGCGGAACGGTAGTATCACTCGACGACCTCAAAAGTCACGTAGCAATTGATCAGAGTGAAACCTACTACAATAGTATGATCACTTCGATGGAGGCGGCCGCAGTCGCTTGGATCGAAAGTAGGTCACGGGTTTTACTTAGACCTGTCACCGCGACTATCTATGTTGATGAATTCCCAAAGTCTAGGGACGCTCTTTACATTCCGTTGTGGCCTGTTCGCAGTTTAACCACTCTAAAGTATCGGAACAAAGACGGGACGTTAGTTACACTAACCCCACAGCAATCACTATCGACTCCGCCGTCTAGTCTGTATCCTGCGATTAATGAGGTTTGGCCTGAGACTCGGCAGGAGGATAAGCAAGCGGTAGAAATTATCTGTTCCGTGGGGTATACCACACCACCGGCGATGGCAGTTCATGCGATCAAAATGCTTGTCGCTCATTGGTTTAGAAACCGAGAGACGGTATTAGTTGGCACGATCTCTAAGGAATTAGAAAAGTCTGTTGACGCTCTCCTAGTTCAGTTCCGGCAGAATTACTGGACGCCGTTCGGAGTGTACCAATGACGACACAGAACGCCGGACAGATGCGGACTAGATTGTCTTTCCAGAGGCGAGAGACGACTACTGGCGGGCGTGGTGAATCGCTGAATGAATTTACGGATCTAGGTTGCCGGGATTGTGTGGTTGAGTGGCTATCGGGAAGAAAGCTGGAGTTAGCACGACAGATCTTTGCCCGCGCGGCGATACAGGTAAAGATGCGAAAGCCGTTTGCATTTACGTTAAACGTTAGGGATCGGGCGTTATTAGGGACCACCGTTTTATCTATTGGGTCCGCTTTGCCTTCTGATGAAAAGTTTGACGACCTCGTTTTATTGTGCGAGGTTGAGCAATGATCTTCAACGAAAGACAGTTAGCAAGACTCAACCGGATGCTATTGCAGCTTCCAAAAAAGATCCGTAACAAAGTTCTCCGAGTTGAGTTGAGGCGAGCGGCAAAAGAACTGGTTAAACCCAATAAAGACGCGACACCGGTTAGAACCGGACTACTCAGAAAGTCGGTAAAGGTTCGTTCCATAAGGTCGCGAAAGGCTATCGGATTTACCACGGGTTACAGCGAAAAGAACTTCGTAGGGAAAACGTTTTACGGTGCTTTTCTTGAGTTTGGTTGGAAGGCTGGAAAAAGACCTAGCCGGACGCAGAAAGACAATCGAATAAAAATCCCAGCACGGAGAATGCTTGGTAAGGTTGCAGAGGCAAAGGGCCCGTCCTTGCTAGTCAGTGCCAGAACGCGAATCATGCTTCGAATTGCAGAGGAAGCACGCAATGGCTGACATCATGGAAACGATATCGACCTACCTGCGTGCCCAAACAGTATTGGCAGATTGGCACGTTGGGGAAATCGTACCGGAAGGTAATACAAAAGATTACGTTTGGCTTTTACGTTCAGGCGAAAACCTATCCGAAGAACTTAGCAACCTAATGGATATCGACGGGATCACTATCGATGTAGAATGTGTCAGTGATGACATCGACGCTTGCCGATTAGGGACGCGTCAAGTCAAATGGTTACTTCGAGGTTATGCCCAACACTCACAAACGTTTGAGGATGACTTCGGAGTAACGAGGACGATTCACGGATTCATAGTTGATGATCACGACGACAGCTACATACCAAGAGCGTTGGAAAACGACGACAAGGTACATATCGGGGCGTTGAGTGTCAACGTTTTGTACGGGGGAAAGAATAACGCAGTAGGACCAGGACCGGAGGAATAAATGAGTACCGCAAAAGGCCAAGGGGTAACTATTTACATTAACCCCAGCACGGTTGTAACCGCAACGAATTACACGCTCTGTGCTATCTCAAATGATGGTGGCGGGCGTGAATCGGATGTGATTGACGTTGAACCGTGTTTACAAGACACGATTATCGAGCGAACCACTCAAGACGCGAAGTACACCGCGATTACTGTTCAACTCAAAGAGCAGTTTACCACCACCGCTAACGTATCTTCTGCGTTGGAAGCGTTGGCAGGATCAACGACAGTAGT